TGAATTGGCCGTTGGTCTGGAACCAGATTAAGATTTGTCCGGCTAAATACATAGCCACTGCAATTGCTAATTTACTCATGTGTCAATTATTATTAGTTAATTATTATTTTATATAAATATAACAAAATTTTCCGATATAAAAAAATTATATCGGGTTTATTTTTTAATTTTTATATGTATTACTTCTTTAACTGAAGTATCAATTCTTCGCAGGCCTTCATCGTTTGTGACCAATATAGAATTTCTATAGCTATCCCAATTCAATTGAAACGAAGTATCTAGTACTCCATTGTTAGAATTTTTAATACATTCGTTTAATGCGTTGATAGTATATAAAGTATTTGTTTGTTTCTTTCTATGAAGAGAAATTGTGTCTGGTAAAATCTGTATATCTTTTGAAGAGTCTATATTATAAGTACACATCAATTCTGTTTTATTACCTTCATTATTAAGTACGAAAATCTTATTATATAATACATCGTATGTTTCTATAATTTTATCAACACATCTTGTCAACGAGTTAGATTTTGTGAACGTACATAATAATTGAGTTCTCATTATTTAATCTTCAAGGACTTAATTTCGCCCTTCTTTTTTTCTACTTCGTTTATAATCTTTTGCATATCATTATCAATCTGCTTTGTTTCTGCTTCCGAAGGTATATCCAAGCCTGCTGATTTCATTTTTGTCATTATTTCTTTAACTAGTTCAGGCTTATTTCTTTTCTTACCTCCACTTTTTCTACCGCTTGACCTATCGTCGCCAGCTTTGTACCTTGCTACAAAATGTTCTGAATCTTCTGGATGGCTTTTATTCCAACCTTTGATTAGAAAATCAACCTCATCGCCTTTCATTTTTGAAATTGATGTCTCTGTTAAACCGTGGTCTCCTCCAGATTTGAATTTTTTATCCCAGTATTCAATATATGCTTTTGCCTTATATTGCTTCAATTGAGTCTTTAAGATTTTTTTCTTTTCCTCTTCTGGTGATTTGTCTAATTCTTTTTTTATTTTATTCATAACTGCATCGTCTGCTAATGCGCCTTTGAATTGATTAAATCTAGACTCCATAAATTCCCAGTTTTCTGGTTCGTCTTTTCCGCCATTATCTAGTGATGTTACGTGGTCTAATTGAGTTTGGTTAAAAGGTATAACTTCTCCTGTGATAGAACTTCTACCACCTGTTTTACAGTAAAACTTTAATACCTCTTTTATTCTTTGACTTCCTGCCTCACCACTTCTATATTTTTTTGGTGGGTCACCTTTTTTTCGTAATCTTTCTCGCATGCTATTCCAGAATTTTTTATCTTTTTCTTTTATAGCTTCTATTATAGTGTCCGCATCATTGTCAGTTATATTATAATTTGGGAGTTCGGGTTTTTCACCGTCTAAATACTTTTTGTATTTATTCAAATCTTCTTTAGACATATTAAATCTTCCAGCTCCCATTCCTGCAGATTCATCTTCTTTCATTATTAAATCTACAACATTACTTAAAAATTTCTTTTTTGCTATTTGTTTCTTTTGTTGCTCATCTGTAGGGCCTTCTTTTGATTCAGGTTCTTTTTTAACTTTCTTACCTGTACCTTTAGAGCCATCAGCTGCAACGCAACCATCACGGCCTGGATTCTGACCTTGTTGGCAAACTGCCTCAATTTGCAAAATATATTCTTGGATAAAATCTTCAGAGTATTTATAGTCTCGCAGTACATCTTCCAGAATTTGAAGATGTGTTCTCTTTTTTGGGTCTGGCATACCATTATTAACACGCCATGCCCACTCTTTGACTAGATGATTAAATCTCATAATACTCCTCGTTATAATATAAATATCAAATTAAAGGTCCAAAGACCTCATATTATGATAATCACGTCCTATCTTTGCTTTTGAAGGAAATACCATAAGTTTTTGGATTTCTTTAATGAGAGATTTCTCACTTGGGTCGATATCAAATAAAAATGCATCGTATACATATAATATCATTTTACTAGAATAATCTTCTAAAAGATTCAATATATTTTTAAGAGCACTAGAATTCATTTCTGTTTCATAAGCCTGAATAAAATAATTAAATAATTTTTGAGGATTCATATTGTCCAAATTCTTTTTATATAACTTTCTTTTTAAGATAGGTGTTTCTATATAACCTTTACTATTATAAATATCCCAAAGTTCAGAAATATAATTTGCTGTTTTATTAAAATAATCTATTCGTCTAAACTCCTTTGGAATTCCACCATAAAGAATTTGAAAACTTATTTTTTTGGATTCGTCGTATTGCTCTTTTGTTAGTGAATCTGAATCAAAATATAATTTACCTAAATATCTATGAAAACTACCTTCGGGCTGTTCCATACCAATTAAATCTGCAATTAATCTTAAATGATATGCGTCATAATCAAATTCTACCAATTTTCCATTTTCAAATCTACTTATATATTTTGCTCGCGTTCCATCATCTTTGTTTAATGCTGCATAATTTATACCTTTATTTGAATTGGCAGGTCTTCCAGTTGTTGTAAATACATTATATTTAGTATACTCATATCCATCTTCAGTATATAAGCCATTTCTTTCAATTTTTGAAAAGGTTTTTACTATATTCTTATCGTAATCATCAATGGCATTCTCGGATACGCCCTCTAATCCGTGCGAGAGAGTGTGTATATTATCTTCCTCTTCAGATATTTTGTTCTTTGGAATAATGTCATAGATGTCATATCTATCGCCATATAACCTCTTATAGAATCTGTTAATCGTAGGCTCAATTATACTATCATCTAAAGCTTTATTATTTTTTAGATAGTATTTTATCTTGAGTCTTTGCTTACTTTCACTTAACATAAGACTAATATAACAAATTTTTCCGATATAATAAAATTTATACTAAATCTTTTGGTCTATAATTTTGACTTTCAGACCAATATAGTTGAGCGTGTTTTGTTGATACGTGTACAGAGCCTTCCATAGGTCCCATTTCTGGATGTATATGATATTCACCTATAAAATTTGTTCCATCTTCCCACTGAAGCTGACCGCCTTGACTATATAAAAATTGTTTTGGTTGCATGTAATCATGAGCATTAATAAATTCTACAATACCTGGTATTATTCGTGCCGCATCCATAATTGCAACTTGA